CTAAAGACGCTAAAAAATCTGACGGCACTTCTAATTTTGTTGTAGATGTTGTCAACAATCAATCCTCCTTTGTTTGGTGTGCGGCTTTAGATAGCACTCGCCCAACTAATCTTAATGCTTCTGAATTTACTAATACCACTATTGATGGTTATGGTGAATACGTTCGTACTCAAGGATTTAAAGCTGGCAAACAAGGTGTGGTTCCAACTAAAGCTGAGTATCTTGCGGCTTATGAAGGATACTCTGACGAGGAAACTATCCAAATAGACATGTTGATTGCGCCAGGATTAACAACTGTGACCAATGATCATAGAAATTTGGTTGATTCGTTAACATCTATTGCAGCATTAACAAGAAAAGACTGTGTTGTTGTAGCTTCGCCACCACGTAATAAAGTTGTGAATGTTTCAGACACCAATACTATTACGACTAACGTAAAGGCTTTTGCAGACAGTTGTGCTTCATCTTCTTATCTCATTCTTGATAATAACTATTTGAAAGTTTATAACAAGTACAAAGATAAGTATGAGTATATTCCTGCTGCTTCATCTACCGCTGGGTTGATGGCTGCTACGGATAATGTAGCCGCACCATGGTACTCTCCTGCTGGTCAAAGGCGAGGGCAGTATTTTGGAGTTTCATCTCTTGCTTGGAGTCCATCTAAGTCTCAACGAGATACACTCTATAAAGCTGGTGTTAATCCAATTGTTAGCTTTCCGGGTCAAGGTATTTTATTGTTTGGTGATAAGACTAAACTCAACCGTCCTTCTGCGTTTGATCGCATTAACGTTCGTCGTTTGTTCCTCCTTATGGAAAGATCAATTAAAACTGCGGCTGAGCAAGTTATGTTTGAATTCAATGATGAATTCACACGAGCAGAATTCGTTAACATTGTCGAACCTTTCTTGAGAAATATTAAGGGTAGACGCGGGATTACAGACTTCAGAGTTGTTTGTGACGAAACAAACAACACTGCACAAGTAATAGATACAAACCAATTTGTCGCCGACATTTATGTCAAGCCAGCACGATCTATCAACTACGTAACATTAAGTTTCGTAGCAGTTCGTACCGGTGTTGACTTTGAAGAAGTCGTTGGATTGGCATAACACCACAAGGAGATATAACAAATGGCAATTTTAGGAGTCGATGACTTTAAAGCAAAACTAAAAGGTGGTGGTGCTAGACCAAATTTATTCAAAGCAACCATTAACTTTCCCGCCTATGCCGCTGGAGATGTTGAATTGACATCTTTCATGTGTCGCGCAGCTCAGCTGCCACAATCAGTGGTTGAAGCGGTTCCTGTTCCTTTTAGGGGCAGGATTTTAAATGTAGCAGGTGATAGATCTTTCGAACCTTGGACAGTAACCGTTTTAAACGATACTGGTTTTGAAGTTCGGGATGGTATGGAACGCTGGATGAACGGCATTAACGGGCATACAGCTAACACTGGTCTTACTAATCCTAGTGAATATCAAACGGATCTTGTTATTGATCAATTGGATCGTGACGAGTCTGTTATCAAACGATATAACATTCGTGGTGCTTTCCCTACTACAGTTGGTGAAATTCAACTGCAGTACGACCAAGCAGGGGAAATTGAAGTGTTTGATGTGGTATTCTCATATCAGTATTGGGAGTCAAATACTACTAGTTAATAGTAGGCTAAATAACAGGGTGTCTACGGGCACCTTTGTTATTATTATTAGGAAAAAGTATGGCAGACAACGATAATTCGATATTCAAATTGTTTGGTTTTGAACTGAAGAAAACAACCTCTCAAAAAGAAGAACCTAGATTAGCATCTGTAGTTCCTCCTACTGATGAAGACGCTGCTGGATATTCAGCTGCGGCTGCGGGGCATTTTGGTCAGTATGTTAACATGGATGGAGAGCAATCAAAAGATAATCATCAATTGATTATGCGTTATCGTGGTGTCTCTATGAATCCCGAAGTGGATATGGCTGTTGATGAAATTGTTAATGAATCTATTGTTTCTTCAGAATTAGAATCTTCCGTTGATTTAATGATGGACAATGTAGAAGTTTCTAAAAAGATTAAAAATCAGGTCAAAGAAGAATTTAAAAATGTTGTTAGTATGCTTAAGTTTAATGATTTAAGTTATGACATTTTTCGTGCTTGGTATGTAGATGGGCGTGTTGTTCATCATCTTCTTGTAAACGAAGCAAACATTAAAGCTGGCATCCAAGAAATTAGAATGATTGATGCTGCTAAAATTCGCAAGATGCGGGAAGTTAAATATAAAAAAGATACAAAGACTGGCGTAAAAATAGTTGATAAGGTAGACGAATATTATATCTTTGAAGAAAAGCCGGGATCTAATATGGTTCAGGGAGTTAAAATTTCTACTGATGCTATTTCATATATTACGTCTGGCCTGTTAGATGATACTAAAAAGAAAGTGATATCACATTTACACAAGGCATTAAAACCTATCAATCAATTACGAATGATGGAAGACTCGTTGGTCATCTATCGTTTAGCACGAGCACCAGAAAGACGTATCTTTTATATTGATGTTGGCAACTTACCACGTGGTAAGGCGGAACAATATATGAAAGATATCATGGCAAAATATAGAAACAAGCTTGTTTATGATGCTAGTACTGGTCAATTAAAAGATGATCGTAAACATATGTCAATGCTTGAAGACTTCTGGTTACCGCGTAGAGAGGGTGGTCGTGGTACAGAAATTTCTACTCTTCCTGGCGGTGATAACTTAGGTCAGATTGAAGACATTATTTATTTTCAAAAGAGATTGTATCGTAGTTTAAACGTGCCTGTCAATAGACTAGAACAAGAATCTTCTTTTAGTCTAGGACGATCTACCGAAATTAGTAGAGACGAAGTTAAATTTCAAAAGTTTATTGATAGACTTCGCCGTCGTTTTGGTAATTTATTTTTAGGTATTCTCAAAAAGCAATTGATTCTTAAAGGTGTCATCACCGAACAGGATTGGGAAGAATGGAAAGATGATATATATGTTAGTTTTATTAGAGACAATCATTACACTGAATTAAAAGAAACTGAAATTCTACAAAACCGTATTGGCGTAATGAATGAAGTAACCCAATATGTGGGTGATTATTTTAGTAAGCAATGGGTGTGGGAAAATGTTTTAAGATTAGATACCGAAGAAATTGCAGAAATGAAAAAGAATATGGATAAGGAAATATCCGCAGGTGAAGTTCAAGATCCTATGGAAGTCGCTGCAGCTGAACAGGAAGCAGAGAACAAGCCTCCTGCGCCTACACCAGTGACGGTGGTTGAACCTAAGAGTGATACTGACCGCCAAAAGGATGCAGAAGACGCTAAGAAGAAAAAAGAAAAGAAAGAAGAATATCTTCCTTCACATGAAGATGAATTAATTGAAGAAATGACACGTTACATGGCTAAGATTAATGAGCAAGATTAATACAATTTCTACTGCTTTTGCTATAGCACAAACTGCACAAACTAAAAAGCAAATAGCTCAACTGGAAGATAAATGGTTTGACATAATTAATGAAGTTGAAACTATTCGTGGGCATCGGGGTTTTGATGGAGAGAAGGGTGACAAAGGAGATATTGGTGATCGAGGAGAGCCTGGTGAAACCGGAGTTGCCGGTTCTGACGGAGCATCCGGAAGTGACGGCGCTGATGGCAAAGACGGTGAGAGAGGTGAAAAAGGCGAAACTGGAGAGCAGGGATTCCAAGGCATTCAGGGACTTAAAGGCGATACGGGCAATATCGGACCTGTGGGTGAAACTGGTCCGCAAGGTGAAAGGGGACTAGCAGGTGATTCAGGACAGAACGGATCCAAAGGAGACACTGGAAAAACTGGTGAGCGGGGCGCGATTGGCGCTCAAGGCATTGCTGGTGCAAAGGGAGACGTGGGGTTACAAGGCGCTCAAGGCATCAAGGGAGCCAAAGGTGTCAAAGGAGACAAAGGAGATACTGGACTTCGTGGAGAGCATGGCGAACGAGGAGAAACTGGACCTCAAGGGAGCCAAGGCAAAGCAGGACCAGACTATAAAGAAAAGTTTGAAGAAGCTCTCGAACAACTCAACGCTAAACTCAGTGAAAACGCCAGTACTGTAAACAAAAATGTTGAACGCACTCTTGCTAATGTTCAGAAATCATTATCAACGCTTGGCGGTGGTGGTTCATACAAGATCGTAGACAATGCAGATGTAGACAAGGCGGCAATAACAAGTCTAGTAGACGATGCGGTTCTTATATACGATCCAACCAAAAAGAAATTTGTTGCTCAGTCCTTTCTGAGTATTCTTGATAGACTAAAGGCAGACTTAGAAGTGCAATACGATAAACTAGTAGATGAAGACCCAACAAATGGATTTACTTATGTTGGCGAGGCAGTGCCTGGCACTACAAAGAGCCAGTCTATCTGGAGAATCAAAAGAATATATGAGTTTGGTGCAGACGGTGACCTAGACATTCTCTGGGCAAACGGAACAGCAGACTTTGATAAAACTT